TCGTTCGCTGACGCCGTGAAGGGCCTCGTGCTCTACGGCGGCAAGCTCGTCCGCCCCGACTCCCTGGCAAGCGCGCTTGTCACGGTCTCCTAGCAGAAAGGGTAACTAGATCATGGCACGCACTGCTGTAACTGTTACTGACCTGACCGCCGCCACGTCCACCACGGACCCGGCAGGCACCACCGCCGACCAGGCCAATGGCCACACCATCACTGGTGTGCGCCCCGAAGTTCTGGTGCTCCGTGTCCGCAACACCTCGGGCGGCGCGGTCAACGCGATTGTCAAGGCCGGCACCCAGCCTCTCGCCCCGTCCAGTGGTCAGGGTGACTTGACCGTTTCCGTTCCGGCGACGACCGGCTCTGTGCTGATTGGCCCGCTGGAGTCGGCCCGGTTCCTCCAGGCTGACGGTTCGATCAGCCTTGACCTCGCTACCGGTTTCGCCGGTAACGTGACCGCGTTCAAGGTCAACCGCCGCTAAGGCCATGGCTGAGACTTGGTTCATCCGTGGTGAGGGGGGTTCGGTTTTCAAACTGGACCTCCCTCTCCATGAGGCTATCGAGCAACGCCTACTCAAGGGCTACCTTGTGCGGGTAAAAGCGGACGGCACCGACTGGACGGGCGACCCCGAGAGGGTACGCCCCCCGGTGAACGCACCCAAGATCGAATGGATTGCGTGGGCTGTCCATAAAGGCGAGCTACCGGATGACGCGGAAGCGCTCACCAAAACCGACCTGATCGAAAAATACAGCTAGGAGGGCGTCATGGCCGGTTTGTTCGGTAACTTTGTGGTGCCCGATTTCCTGGCCCAGCCCTCCGATCTCGCCGCATGGACCGGCGCCGCGGCACCCGCCAACGCAACCCCGCTGCTGAGGGCGGCTACGTCCATGGTTTTGACGGCAACGTTGGGCGGCTATTACGCCGTGGATGCCACGACCGGTTTGGCGACTGATCCTGTTGTCGCGAAGGTCCTCAACGACGCGACGTGTATCCAAGCTGCTGCGTGGGCTGCTCTCGGGATTGACCCGAACCTTGGCGGTGTTGTCGTCGCTGGTGTGGCTTCGCAGAAGTCCATCGGTTCCGCGCACCTCGCCTACGCTGACGCCGCTTCGGCGGCTGCTGCGAAGGAAGCCGCGTTGAACGGGCTTGTGCCAGCAGCGATGCGGAAGCTCGCCCAAAACAACCTACTTCCCACCAACGTGTGGTTGTACGGGTGAGCGGCGGCATCGAAGACTTCTACGTCCACACCGTTGTGGTGGAGACGTGGCTTGGTACCGGTGCGATGGGGGATGTGTTCCAGGCACCCGCGACCGTCCAAGGGTTCCTTGAGGGGAAGACGCAGCTTGTCCGTGACAGTACGGGCCAGCAGGTTGTGGCGCAGTCCACGTTCTACTGCTCCGTGACGGATGGGGCGAAGTTCACCCCTGACTCGCGGATCACGGTTGCGTCCCCCGGCTCGCTGGCACCATCGTTGACCCTCACGGACTCCGGAACGCTCGTACCCTCCAGCGTGGGCGACCGTGTTGTGCATGTGATCTCCCAGAACGTCAACGACGCCCCCGGCTTGGGCCTGCCCGAACACTCAGAGATCTACTTAAGTAGGCACTCATGGGCGAAACGTTCAGTATCCACTTGGACCAGATCACCGAGGCTGTCATAGCAGCTATCCCGGAGGCGACCTTCAAGGCCATGGAACACTTGCGGGAAGTGGCCGTCAACCGTACGCCGCTCGAAACCGGGGATCTGCGTGCTGGTGCTTCGACGGTCAACTCCATCGACAAACACGGCGCATCGGTCTACTACCCCGGACCCTACGCCCGGTACCAGCACTACGAGATCCTGCGACACGAAGTAGGCCAACGCCTCTACCTCGAATCGGCGGTCATCTCCGAAACACCCAAAATAATCGAGATCCTCACCCAGGAACTTGGCAAGGTCATTGAGTAGAATGGTGGGCACATGAGCTACGCCAAGGATCTGCTCACCGGGATAGCGCAGATGATCTCGGATTCGAACATCGCCCTCTACAAACCGAGCGGCGCATACGGTGCTGCCGACAGGGCAATCGTGTTCGGTGCGTGGCCCCAAGCCCCTGACAAGTGCATTGTGCTGAACTACACACCCGTGACGCTGGCAACCATGATCCCCATGGAACGCGGCATCCTTGAAGTGCACATCCGTGGTGCTGCCGGTGACGTGTTCGACTCCACGGAGACAGCCGCC